CTGGAAAGTGGCTGATTTTCGCCATTTTTTTGCATAAAAAGTCCTCCTGTTATATTTTTGTTTGTCAAATACAGGAGGTTGTGTTATAATAATCCTGTATTTAACTAACTCATTCTTAGTTAGATACCGTCCTGGTTGGTGTGACCGCACCTTCCAGGGCAACTTAATCTGCTTCTACAAATTTTCCATCTTTCAGCGTATAGAAAGTATCTTCCTTGATATTTTCCCCATCTACTTTTGCGGACTTAACGTCTACAATATGATATTCATTATCAATTTCTTTCCACTCTGCTAAAACAATAAAACATCCAATTTTTCCTTTAGCTTTTGAATCAATTCCTGTAGCTAATGCAATACTTTCTTTTCCTTCTACAATTGCCGCTGACCGATATCCGGTATTGGTTGCCGCTGACTGATTTCCGGTATTGGTTGCCGCTGACTGATCTCCGGTATTGGTTGCCGCTGACTGATATCCGGTATTGGTTGCCGCTGACCGATATCCGGTATTGGTTGCCGCTGACTGATATCCGGTATTGGTTGCCGCTGACCGATATCCGGTATTGGTTGCCGCTGACTGATATCCGGTATTGGTTGCCGCTGACTGATTTCCGGTATTGGTTGCCGCTGACTGATATCCGGTATTGGTTGCCGCTGACTGATATCCGGTATTGGTTGCCGCTGACTGATTTCCGGTATTGGTTGCCTTATCGTCTTCCCAATTAACTTGCTCTTTGATGTATTCAACGCCAGCTTTGATAATTCCAGCAATTCCAATTTCTGCTTTCACGGAAATTTTCTTCCCAACTCTCTTGCTATCATCAGATGATTTCTGATTATTCGCTTCAAGCTCCACTTCGCAATATCTGGAATCTGAAGGTGGATAATAATTGAATACATCCATAGGAAATTCGCATGCATGGAATCCATAATTGCAAATGTCTGCTTTTTCTTCCGAATATTCTTTTCCGATTTCATACTGGAAATCTCTGCACTTTAAGTCTTTATCAAAGCCTTTAAAGCATTTCATTCTTTCTTTTCCTCCTTTGATTCCTCTAAACCAAGCCCAAGCATTTTGAATGCCATGTCCTTTGTGAAATCATAATCTTTCACGCTATTCGCCCAAGCTTCAAATGCCTTTAATCTTCCAACCAGAAGTGCATATTCTTCATTGGCGTTCTCTGGAATGTAATCTGTGCTCTTAGTTTCTCCCATGATTAATTCTCCTTGTCTTTTGTACCGAATGTTTTAAGCATTTCTTCCAGAAGCGAAAAAATCGGAATAATTGCATCTACCTGTTTGAACTTTTCCTTGATTTCTTTATCAAGTTCTTCCTCGTTCATAAGGCCATGCTCAAATGAATGTCTAAGCTGTTCTTTTATTTCTTTCTCTTCTCCACCATTTTTTACGAACATCTCTTTAATTTCGTGGGTAATAACTGCATACTCTGAAAGAATATCAACCCCTTTACCAGAAATGTTAACTAATCCGTTTTCAAATTTAATCATTGTTTTTCCTCCCTGTTTTCTTTTATTCTCTCCCTCTGAATGGTATAATGTGTTCAGAAAGGAGGTATGTTAAAATGTTTCTCAAATTAAAAGTTTCCTGTAACTGTCGTTGTAGCTACTACTTGAATGAAGCAATAAGTGCGGATAAAATTTCGTGTCCAAACTGTGGCAAAGAACATCCGTATTCAAAAGAAATTCTTTCAATGCTTCATACCGCAAATGAAATTCAAGATGTATTTGATTCTGACGGTTTTGATATTAAAAGCATTACCACAGAAGTCATTCTTTGACCGGAATATATGAAAGCTCTTCAATAACCAACTTCATAAATTCTAAGAACCCTTTTGCTTCCGTAACGGACAGATGGCATTCGGCAATTTCAGCTTTTACTTTTTTGTAGAGTTCGTCTGCTTTCTGTCCGTTTCTTCTTCTAAATTCTAAATATTTCTGTCCCTCATGGCTTGACAGATTTTCAGATAAATATTTTTCAACATTCATTATGTTCTTCCTCTCCTAACTTGCCATTTCATTTCCCAAAAACTTGTTAATAAAATACAGTTGTCCTTTTCCGGTAACTTTTGTGGTTCTCGTTACTCTGACACTTCCGTCCGGATTCTGAACACTGGATTCCTTAACTTCAAATAGCCCTTGTTCAATGTATCTCTGCATTGGCATATTGTAACTTGCGCCAGACTTCATCAGATAACCATTGTCTCGCATCCACTGGAATAATCTCTTCTGTCCTGTCTGTACACCGTTCTGGCAAATCAACTTTGCGAGGTCTCCAATAAGGATTGAAGTGTGGCTGGTTGATACCACATCGGCAAAGATCGTTTTCGGCTTGTCTGCTTCAATTTTTAGTCTTTGCTTTTCGATAATCTTGTCTCTCTCTGCGATTTTCTTCTTTGCTACCAGAATTGCTTTCGCCATCAATTCTTCATCAGAAAGAGTTTCTTGTCCTACAATGTAACCTCCATTCTTACGGATGGATGGTATAACTTCATCAAACACCCATGTTTCAAACTTTTCTGCGGATGGTAGTTTACTCCTTACTATCAAACGGTAAATATCCCCTTCTGGTATTACTTTCATGCACTGGATTCCACCTTTTGAAGGTATGTCCATTTCGGACACCCCTTTACAATGAGTACGAATTGCTTTTGCTGTTTCCACGTAACCAAGTGCTCTTGCTACATCATTTGCAACAAAATACGGTTTACCATCAATCTCTACCGTCCGAATATCTCCGAACTCTGGAGAATTAAAAATCTGTAATTCGTTCATTAGTCTCCTTTCTGTGATATAATCTCCTTTAGGAAGGAGGTGTTAATTTGAAAAGCTTTGATGATTTTTTAAAAACTGTTGACATGGAAAAAACTAATCACCCCAACAGTTAGCACGATTGAAAATACAGATAATTTTGTAACTGCCATTACTGGATTATCTACCTCGATTGCCGTTAATCTTCTACGTCAGTATCACGAATGGATTTCTGAACAGCAGAAGTAATTCCATCAGAAACGCATTTTGAAATGCTTTTCCCATCAATATTAGTTTCAAAAATACGTTTCTTTTTAGAGGGCTCCAGGATATTATGAATAGCTTGGAGCTCTTTCAAAATAGCGCAAAGAACGTTATATGTACCACTCATCTTCTCACCTCCTTATGAGCTTTCCTCTCAAACTGCTTCCAGATAAGCCAAATCTTTAACTGTCTCCAATCTCTTCTTGCAGTCTTTGTATATTTCCTTATAATGTTTTCCTTGCATGATTCCGAGATCAATTTCATGTAAGATAATATTTTCCATCAAGGACAGGTTGTTGAGTTGCATTACCGTAGCTTCATCTCTCTTATTGATTCCAGCCATCTTGTTTGCTAATTTGGAATATGTCATGTAAAGCATTTCTGCATGACTGCTTCCCTGTACTTTTGCGTATTCAACAAGTTTCTGAATGGTATCTGTTTCTGCCTTTCTGGTAAGTTTCCCGGCTTTTCTAGTTTCAACCCAAACTTGAGTTGATTTCTCACGGATGAAATTCTCCATCTGGTTAAAAGCTTTTATGTATTGCAATTTCCATTCAAGGGCTTCTTTCCCTGTAAATCCCATTACTAGTAAAGAAAATCCATCCCTATTCATTATATAAAATGGATAAGTCTGTTTATTTTGAGGATGTACATAACTGCTTTTAATAAATAAGGGGTCTCCACCATTTTGAGCACACCCTTTTCCAATCAAATCAGAATACATTCTTTCAATTTCGGAAATGAGTTTGTCATGTCTTTTCCCAAATTTCTTAGCCACCTGTAAACTATCACAGACAGCTTCTTCATTACGAAGATAAACTAAATCGTCTATTGTTGATCTCCTTTCATTGTTAAATGTTTTGAACTTTTTCTTTAAAAAAATAATCCTGTATATCATCAGCTGAAAGTCCTAACAAATTCACTGCTTTGCAAATATCAGATTGTTTCCAAAACAGTTTTCCATTAAGTTTCAGTGATAATGTACGTTCAGACCACTTCATAGCATCTGCAAATGAACTCTGACTATCATATTTTTCGATAATTCTTCCTTTGAGTTTGCTATAGTCAAATGCCATATTTCACACTCCTTTCTAGTTCAATATTTTGAACTGTTTATAATATATCATTGTGTCGTTTATATGTCAATACTTATTTTCAATATTTTTAACTTTTATGTTTTAAGTCTTGAACTTTTGTTTTGTATGTGCTATATTATTATCAGAAAGCGAAAGGAGAATAATACAATGGAAAAAGTTAGTTCGTCAGAAAGATTTAAGACTTTGATGAACGAGCGAAATCTGAGACAGGTTGATATACTTAATCTTGTTCTTCCATATTGTAAAAAATATAATGTGAAAATGAACAAATCAGATATTAGCCAATATGTTTCTGGTAAAACAGAACCGAGCCAGGAAAAGTTAGTAGTCTTGGGTATGGCTTTAAATGTTTCAGAATCGTGGTTGATGGGATTTAATGTGGGACGCGAAAGAAAAGACACGCCGGAGAAAGCGCGGGAAGATTTCGATTTTTTATCAAAATTTTCATTGCTAACCGAGCGAGATCAGAAAATTGTTTTAAGTCTAATTAACTCCATGCTTTCTACAAAATAAGAAGTGGGGATTAACCCCACTTCTCCAAAAATAACTTTATGAACGTATACAGGTACTCTAATGTGCCTGTTTTTTCAATTCCTCTTATCATTTCAATTAACTCTTTTTTATAATCCATTAAGAAACCTCCACTAATACAAAGCCTTAAACATCTGCTCTCTGCCCCAATATGTATAAATCCTCCCTCTTCTGGCAGTTATTGTGGCAATATAGCTTTCCGCTATAAAGCGCTTCAATAGTGGTACGGAGAGTTGAGTTAGAAACGTTCCTAACATTCTTTTTACGCTCTCTAATCCAAAAGCATCCAGTATGAGACAGACATTTAGGCCCTTTTTCAAGGACGTGTCAATCAATACTGGATGGCGGTTAATATCATTATACCACACTTCCAGAAAAAAATCCAGTTTCGTTTTAGCATGAACATCTGTTCTTATTTATTAAATTATATCATGTTTTCATAACCATATAATGGGATAGAATTGTTTCCGCTTAAATCTTTCCTGGCAAGCTGGTTTCTTCTGATTTTTCTATGAATTATAAGTTTTTTTGTGTAAATATTATGATTTTCGCTTTTCCAAATCGTAATAATAATAGATAGAAATAAAGGGGCTGGATGCTTGTCAGTGAGGGATTTATATCGCTCATGGACAACCTGTTTTACCTCTGTTTTTGCAATTGCGATAGTTTTACCCCTCCCAAAGATAATACTACGCTCCGGGCAGAAGTAAA